ACCTTGAAGTACAGATAGCCAAGCATTCTGTACAGAACTTAGACTTTTAGTTCCCTTGCTAATAAGGCCAGCACCAAGAAGTGCTGAACGAATCTTTGCATATCCATTTGCCTTAGATGACAACGCTTGCTGATAATAGGCTGTGAGGTTATCGCTGGTTACTACAGGAGTTGTGCTATTGGTGTCTCCACCATTTTGAGGATTAGTTCCAAATGCTGAACCAGAGCCTGGTGTCTTATCTCCTTGTACGTAAGCACCAGCCAACTTTGCCTGTGCAATTTCATTAGTTGCCTTAAGCGCAGACATTTTCTTGGTAGACAAATCAGTGTAGGTAACAATTACATTACCATCTTTTAACTGAGTTACCGATTTAACTGCTTTGTCTGCCATTTTATCCCAACTTCATAAATACGCTGTTGATTACTGTTGTTAAGCGTGGGTCTTCTACTGCTAGTTTAGTAAGGTATTCATTCCAACTATTTTTTGTTTGCTGAACCAAGAAGCCTTGAAGATTGAGCGCTTGGAACTGAGCCATCTGTTGCTGGTGGTCTTGATACTTCTTTACCAAATCTCCAACTAACTTTGACTGGTCGTTATTTGGATTTTGGTCGCTGTTAAGAATCTTAACAATCTGGTTGTAAGCAGTCTGTGCGTTAGTAGCTGCACCGCCTGATGTGTAATCCTTGTACCAGATTGGATAGAAGTTCTTCATCTGTTCAACAATGTTAGACCAGCGATTTCTTTCCTGTTCACGTGTGAACGGATCAATAGCAGTTTTCATAGTATCAAGGTGCTGTTGAATTTCCTTAGACATTGCTTGGTCGCCTTGAGCAATATAGAACTGCTTAAGAAGTTCTTGTGGAGTACGCTGGCTTCTAAAGTGCATAGCCATTAACTCGTTATATACAGTACGTGATGACTCATCCTGTACTTGATCCTGCGGAACCAAGAAGAAAGCTCCGCTTGATGTTCCATTCTTAGGATTAAATAATTGATTATTATTTCTAATAAAGTCAAGAGTTGACTGAATATAAGGAACCTTGGCACCCGGCACATTTGAGTAAGTCTTTGCTACTGTGTAAGAGATAGCGGTATCGCCGTGTTCTCCAAGGAAGGTTTCTAACGCATCAGCGTAGTTACCCTTTTGCTTGACTAGCTTCCAAAACTCATCACGGAATCCTGCATCTTCTTGAGATACTGTAGGAGCCAGTGGTGAAGTAAGGTTAAGGAATGTCTTAATTAAAAGAATTGAACGAGCATTGTTCTTAATGCGGTCTACAAATGCTTGTCTTTCAAACTCATTTGAGTCTGGTCCTGGTACCTGTCCGTGATAATAAGCAGATGCAAGTGCTGATGCAATCGCATTACCCATCTGACGGTTGAGGTCAATTCCACCGCCTGGTAGAAGTGATGTAGTTGCTGAGACTAATGTTTTAGCCCACGCTGCAGGAATAATAGTATCAATAATACCTCTGTCTACAGAGATACTACCTATGCCTGCGTCAATAATAGGCTTAGATGCAGGGAAGAAATTGGTAATTAAGTTACCGCCTACTGCTACAAATGGAGATACGCCTGGCATCTGCAATTCTGGTAGCACTGACTTCAAAGAAATCAATGAACCTTTAGCGGTAATAGGTAAACCTGATTGAATGTTAGCACCAAAATAAGAAAGACCGCTTTGCAGTCCTTCTCCAAATGCACCAACTCCCGGTAGGTAGATGTAACGATTACCGTTTTCATCTGACTCTACAAATCCTGGGTCATTAAGTGACTGCTCTGCTAGCTGATAGAAACGGAAGCTACGGGAAAACAGTGGATTAGCAATACTTGTATCTTTAAGCGAGTTAAATGCACGCTTGAGAGCCTGTTCCTGTGCAAAGTAGAACGGCAAGAAGTTACGAGCAATCTGAGCAAACTGGCTACGAAGTGCTACATTGTGAATTTGAGGCAACATTGAGTTGACTGCTTGAGTCTGTGCGATACGAAGAGCCTGATCTTCTGTAAGGCCTTTACCAATACGTGGTGCTAGACGAGCATAAGCATCTGCTACGTGCAAGGTATACAAAGGTTCACGAGAAAGGTTGTTAACAATCGGGTCAATAAATTTCTTAAAGCCTATGTTAATTACCTTTTGAAACGCAGTATTGCCTTCTACATAAGACTGAAGTACTGGTCCAGCTACGCTACGTGGCATTGCTTGCTGGTTTGACTTAGCAAGTTCTGCAACTTTGTTAAGGTCTGTCATACGACCTTCTGCAATGTTGCGAGCAAAGTCTGTATGGAAGGTTCCATCCTTACCCATTAACATACCGAGTGTTGCATCTACACGATCTGATGCAAAGGTACGCAAATCTCCACTAGCTACCGCATCTCTCCAGCGTGTAAGGGTTTTCATTTCTTCGTTGTAACCCTTAAATGTGCCTTTAGTAGCATCGAGCATACGTGCGTATTCTCTATTTACAAGGGCTTCTCTGAATTCCTGATATGCCTTAGTTGCATAAAACTCTTCTCCAACGATTGCTGGAGATACTGGAGCGCCTGACTCTTTAACTGCTGCACGAAGTTTTTTACTAACATCAAGTGCGTCACGTGAGATATTACGTTGAGCAATATCTTTAGATGCCTTGTTAAGTGTAGTTACATAACGAGGTACAAAGTGCTTATCAGATGGTGAGTAGGTTGTATACTCAGGTAGATCTCTGTAAAGAGGGCTATTCTTCTGAATCTGGTAATAGTAATGTGCGGCCTGTGACGCTTGATAAGCGTTATTGACATCGTATCCGTGTCCAGTAGAGACTGCTTCTGAAAGAATATGTGCATCGTTTGCCATCATCAACTTAGTAGCAAGATCAATCTGCTCACTAGGTAACATCTTAGCCGCTAGATTTAGGCCACGACGCTTGGCTTCCTTGAATGCAGGAAATCCCTTTTCAAGTACATCTGCTGCAATTCCATCTCCAGCACCAAGGCTTGTAAGAGCTGCTGCAATGATATGCTCATCTTCACCTTTTACAAGGTTGTATCCACTCTTAGCAACTGTTGTAGCAATCTTTGCCTTAAATGTATTGATTATACCGTAACGAGCAAAGGTAGGAATCATTTCGGCTGCTGCTACACGAAGACCGAATCCTGCTGTAGCAAGTGCCAAAGGCTTAAAGATTTTATCTGTATATTTCTTAGCAATAAAATCATCTGCTGGACCTAAGTACTTAGATAGCAAACCTGATTCGCGCATAGCACTTTTAATTGCTAGGAAGTCTGGAATATCAAACATATCAGTTGCTTGATGTTCAAAGATAGCGCCAACTTTACGCTGACCATTTGCTACATACTCACCGATAGTGTTTCCAGAAGGATGTACACCATAAATCTGTGAACTTACAAGTGGCTCGCCTAGTTTGCTAACTTCTTCCCAAGCCTTTGAAACGATAGCGTTATCTGCTGGAAGCCCTGCTGCAAGAAGTGTGTGGTAAAGCGCTTGGTTCTTAATAGAACGAGCAAGAGCTTGATTGTCAACTGCTACTGCTTCTGCGTACTTTCCTGCCCACTCTTTGGCTGCGCTGTCGCCCATACCAAATCGAGCAATTCTGTATACTACAGTTGCTGCATCGTTAGCGTTCCAGCGAAACTTAGTAGTTGAAAGTTCAAGTGTTTTAGGATCTACAGAATATGGCATATAACCAGAGAATGTCTTATAGACTTTGCCTGGTAGTGAGCCATCATTACGTAAGTAATCAATTACTTTAGAGTCACCAAGTTTTGCCTTAAGCAAAGTACGTGTTGGAAGCATTGCTTGTCCGGCAAGTGTGCCTTCTTGTTCACCAAAGAATAGAGATTCTTTTAAGAACTGATGTACACCTTCTGGTGTATCAATCTTTCCTAGTCGACCAGCTGCAACTGTGCCAAGCGCTGGATACTTCTGGATAATTTCTCCAGCATTTGATTTAGCAATATCATCTAATGCTGCACGATATGTACGTGCTGTAGCATTAAAAATTCCTGTGCCTTTATAGACGGCATCCATTTGCTCAGATGTAAGTGCTACACCAGTACGAGCAGCAAGGAAATCTTTGACCCCTGGAATTGCATTCATAATAGGGTAACGAAGTTGAAGTTCAGCAGCTTTGTCTAATTTAAGGTATTTACCAGCACGCATTAGTTGACCAAAGCGACCAATAACCATAATTGGGTCTGCTGTTACGTCAAATCCTATATCACCAACACCAGATACAATTTTACCTATACCAGTGTCAGTATTCTTAAGTGCCTTAGATGCAGCCTGTAATCCAACGCCATCTACTGCAAGTGATAGGGCATTAGAGAAATCGCGTCCTGGAGAAACTTTATAGTTTGGATTCTCGCTTTTAGCGTATGAATCCTTATAGTTATCTTTAATTGCTGGAACAGTTGATAACTTACGAAGTCCTGCTGCTGCTAAGTCTGCACCAACAACTGCTCCAACTGGGCCACCAAGGAAAGCTCCACCAACGCCACCGCCGATAATACCTAGCGTGACTGCAAAGCCTGGTAAAAATCCGTGATCTGTGTATACAGCGTGAGTAAACTTATAGTCTTTTTGTATTTCCTTGAGTGGCTTACCAAGCATCTCAAGACCACTAATAGCACCGTGACCTAATTTAGACCAAAATCCTTGTGTATCATTAGTTGCAATATGATTGTTAACAGCATCAGTAACAGCAACGGTTTTTGAAATATGTGATACAAGGTCCGAGGCAACATTAGGGTTCTTTTGATTAGCAACATCGTATGCCAGAGACGGGTTACGCGCTAGATCAGGCGTTATCCAGTTTGTTGACATTTAGAATCCTTGCTGAATACGTTGTGCCAAATACTGTAGTGATGGGGACGCATTTGGGTTTTGAGCCATTGCTTGAAACATCTCATAGGCATTTTGATATTGCCCTGCAGTTGCATCTTGCATAGCAAGAACATCTGAACCGCCACCAGGACCTAAGTCAATACCGTGAGTTACTGGCTCATTAGGGCGCTGTGTTGGTTCATATAAACCTGTTATTGGTGTTGGTGTTTGACTTGTTGGTACCACAGGAGCTTGTGAAAGCATTGGTGACTTTGGTGCTTTGGCTAGTGGAGCGCCTGCTTTTTCAGCGGCGTACTGCACACCTTGGCCATAAGCATCTGGTTGGTATTGTAGATCTGTACGACGTGCGTACTTGCCAGGACCTGATACACCCTGCATTGGGTTGGTAGCGTCTTCAAGCGCCATCTGTATCCTCCTGAATAGTTTCTAAATCTGTAGCGAAGTCTTCCCACGCTTTGTTTAATTCCGTTGTGCGATTAGCATTGTAAACGGATAGTTCTAATAAATCTTCTGCTGCTGCTGTAAAGACTTGCAACATATTAAATGCAAGTTCAGCGCCTACTACTAAGAAGTCCGCAAAGCGCACTGGACGGCGAACTTTATTCTTATCCATCCAGTGCACTCCGCTTCATAAAAGTTTTTACTTCTTAACTTTCTTGCCTGGCTTAGCCGCTCCTGCGAATGGAGCCATTACCTTACCGCCTGATACCTTGTCTCCTGCCTTGCTGCCTTCAACTGGCTTAGACATTGGAGCTGGTGCCTGTGTTCCTTTTTTCATATTTCACCTCCCTCGCGTTATGCCGCGCCGCCGATTGATGCGAGCAATGATGCAATATCTGGTTTGCCTTGTGGAGCTTGTGGACCGCCAGCAGCAGGGGCTGCACCGCCAACTTGATTTACGTTTGGCTGCGAAGGCGCGGCGGGAGCCATACCTGCTACTGGGGGCTGAGGCTGCATCGCTGCTGTCTCAGGCTGAGGTTCAGGCGTAAATGCCTTTTCCACAACACTTTCAATACTCATACCTTTTTGACGGTTCTTGATCATATCCGCAAAGGAGGTAATAATTTTCATTGGGTCTTGACCCTGTGCAACCATCTGTGGAATTGCAAGAGCAGTCTGCCCAATAGCTGCACGAAGTGCATCACGCATCTCTTCGATATCAACCTTTTGCTCTTCCTGACCGACATTGATTTCGATTGGAAGTTCACGGCGTACATAGTCGCGTGAAACAAGTTTATCGCTACGCATTTGTAGCAGAGCAACTGTTGCGTTGTTTGGATTCATACCAGACATAATGCCGTAACGAACATCTACTGTGTAGTCGCCGTTGATTGCCTTAGCTGGTGAATACTTTATTGTGTACGGTGTGCCGTCATCGACGCCACGAATTTCTTTAACCTTGTTACCAAAAATCTTCTCATCGGTCTTAAAGCACACACCGATAAGCTCAACAAACATACGAGCAAACTGTGATTGCGCTGCCTTGATTTGGGTATCAAAGCCAGCTTGGAGAGCTTGGACACCACGACCTGTGACGATAGACGCATCTGAATTACCACCGCGAGTCTCTGGGTATCGTGCTCCGGTACGAAGTTCACGCTCTAGTACGCTTGATTCACCGAATACACCAGCAGGTAGTTCAAGCGGAACGCGACGAATACCTTGTGGGTTAGCAGAACGCATAATAGAATCTGGACCAAGAGCAAGTTCTTGCACATCCTGTGGGATAGCAATAGGTGCTTGGATAGATTTCTCTGCTGCTTGGATCTGAAGTACTGCCATACGAGCACGAGCGAGCTGAACACCGAGCACATCGTCATACTGACCACGTGCTTCACCGTCAATAGATGGACGCATAGATACACGTGCCATACATTCACCGAGTGGGTTTGGTGTATTAGATAGAACTAAGCCGTTACGCTCTGGTAGATAGATAAGATCTTGGTCTTTGTCGTGGTAACGAACTAACGAAAGGTATGGAGAACCTGGTGTGTACTGGTTCTTACCTACGATTTCGTTGTAGAACTCAGGGTACATAGATGCTAATGTCTGTGCATCCATACCAACAATCTGAGTTAGAGACAAGCAACGACCAAAACGGTCAATCTCTGGGTATGTACCGAACGGGTTAATCAACTTGATGATTGGTTCTTCGTTCTCGTAATCGAGTTCGACGCGACCAATAAGCATTCCGTAGGTGTTATACCAGTCTGCACCGGTATACATTTGAACGCCAAGTTCTGAACGGTCTACATAATAGTTTGCAATACGTCCACGTAGGTCTGCTGCCTTGCGTGCTGTATCGGAAACTGTATTAGATGCGGAACAGTTAAAGGATGGCAGTGGTGCCATAGATTCTGCAAGGTCGCGTGCAGCAACGTCAATGATGTTAGCGACGAGTGGCTTTGGGTACTCATCAGAAAACATAGATGGGTAGACCTTAGAGATGTCTCCCTGACGTACTGAAAGGACGTCGCGCATACGACCGTCACGCGCTGCGTATTTGGTCTGTAAGCGAGATACCTTAGCGGTAACTTCTTTAACTGTAAGCATTAAATTCCTTAGTTAGTAAGTCCTGCGACCTTTGTTGGCCATTCGACCTTGTCTGTTGCTAGAGCCTGCGCCTTACCTGCTGCATACTTAGCATCTACTACTGGGTTGATTTGAGGTGTCATTACTGCGCCCTTATCAATGTATTCTTCTTCGCCTTCGGCGTTTGTCTTAAAGCTTGGTGTTAATGCCATAATTATTTACCCTTTTTTAATGTAATTGTTTTTGATGAAACAACATCTGGATTGTTTAACACGCCAAATTTTTTGGGATCAATCGCAGCTGCTTCTTTTGCGGTTATTTTTCCTTGTCTAACTGCATAAGAAATATGGGCCTCTGAAGTGGTTTTGCCAATTTTTGCAAGTTTTTCAAGTCCTGATTTTTTTAATGCAGCCGTAGAGTTATTAACATTAGCACCGCGTACTGCACCACCGCCTGTAATTCCGACTCTTGGGTCTTTTGCCATTGTTGTCTCCTAGACGAATGTTTTGTTCTGTGCTGCGAGCGCCTCATCAATATTGATGACTACCCGCTTTCCCAACTCCGCCCTGGAGAGGAAAGGATTCTTAAGGTGGTGCGTTGCGTACTGACCGTAGTTGAGCATCTCACGTGCTCGGATTTCACAGAACCAGAGCGCCATTACGATATCGGTCTTACCCTTAGTCGTAGGTGTCCACGTAATTAACTGCTCTACGAGAGCCTTGATATTCTCTGTCTGATCACTCGGTAGGTGTATCAAGTTATCGCGGTGGTGCTTACCATCTGCTTGCTTGGTACCAAACAAGGTAGCCATAGATGCAACACCGAAGCCTGAGTCCCACTTATTAGAACCAGTATGGTGTTCACGCAAGATAACGCCGCGTCCTGCCAAGAATAATCTGATGCCTTCATCCTGCGTCAAGAATGCCTGGAAAGCGTTCTTCTCAATAATCCACTCGGACGGACTGTAGAGCTGTGTCCAGTTAATAATGATGTCGCGGATCTGTTGCGGGCTAGGCTTGGTAATCTTGATAACGTCTACGATGTAGCGCTTAGAAGTATTACGGTCTACTGCATAGCAGACAGCGGCGGTATCGCCGACAATCGCTGGGTCCATACCGCAGATAAAGCTGAAGCCTGTTAAGTCTTTAGGATGACCTGGGTGTCCCATCTCCAGACGTCCTGCTTTACGCATTCCGTCCATAGAGCCACGAACACATACTGGGTCAAACGCCGCGTTCTCGGATACATCCTGTTGCTGGTAGACCAGCGCCCAGGTTGAAGCATCCATCGCTTGGCGTTCGTTATAGAGGTTACGACCAGACCATCTAGGATATAGACCGTCTTCGTTCTTATCGGACTCACCCTGTCCATCAAATGGAGCATCAGAGTATGGCCATAAGGTAACCCACTTGTCGGGGTTCTCATCTATTTCAAGAAGGGCTGGCATCGCCAGATACTTCCACGGAACCTGACCGCCTGGGTAGCGGTCCTCGTTGCGTAGCTCCTTGTATAAATCTACAGAGGCTACACGCGTTCCGATAACTACCAGTTTACCAGTAGGGTTAAGTCGGCTTCGTACGTCCTGGGTTAGCCAGCGTATCTGCTTCTCAAACTCGTTAGCGTTCTTAAGTGTGACCGCGTCATCGACAATAATCATATCGGCACGCTTGCCGTAAATCTGACCGCCGATACCGACGGCTTCGATGTTCGGATCCTTTTCAGAAGATTCACGAAGCTCATCACCGAAGGTGACACGGGTTGCCTGCCAGGATGCTGACTTAGAGTTAAACCCTACACCAGCAGCATAAGCACTTTGGAGGTCTGCATACATAGGATGCGTTAGTCTTTGCTTGATGGCGTAGAGAAAGTCGGCAGCTAACTGCTGCGTCTGGGATACAATCAGAACTCGGAAGTTGGGGTTCTGAGCTACCTTCCACGTAACGTAGTCAACTGTTACCGTAATCGACTTGGCGTGGTTTGGCGGTATGTTAATCAGAACACGGTTTGAGGCAAGGCCTGGTTCAAACTTCATACTGGGATGTAGCCAACTAGGCTCACGTCCTTCAATCACATCTATCAGGTTTATCTGATGTGGAAAAGTCTTGGAGTGCAAGAAGCGCTGTCTAAACTCGACGAAGTCGATATCGTGAACGTCTCCACCTTGGAACTGCTTGTCCTTCAGGCCAAGCCTAGTACGATCTATCTTGTCTGCAAATATCTTATCGGTGCGACGGTAGTACTCATAGGTCTTCATTGACTTACCGGCTGAACCGCACGCGGCGTCAATGGTCATACCTTCTGCTACACAGCCTAAGATGATGCGCTTGGCGATGTCTGCGGAATTCTCTGGCACGGGTTCTCCTAATACTAGACGGGCCGGAATGCCCTTTCATTTATACTAGGGAAGGTAATTTCATACTGGGCAGATTGTCTCATATAATGAGATACTAGTGATCTACTTTTAGATACAACTATCCCGCCTTTAGCGGTACAGCTCGCTTCGCCCTAGGGGGCTACGCGAAGGGTTTCACCCGAAGCGTACGGGTCGTAAACCGGACCTCTTCCCCGCTTTACTCCCCTACTATATATAAGGCGCGAAGAAAGACCGATTTCGCGTTTTTAGAATGTGATGTGTAACACATACAGTAAAACCGCAGGTCAGAGGCTATATTAGATCCTTAACTTTAGCAAATATTTTTTGTTGGGGAGTATATATCCCCGCGCCATAAAAGTTTAACACGGGGGGTCGCGGTTTCTGCGCCACGCCCGACCGCGTTGTTAGCCGTCCACAGGCTGTGGATAAGTTGTGGATAAGTTTTGCAGAAATTTGCAGGGCGGACTATGTAATCGGCAGGCTATACCGTAATCTCCCCTATCTTTTAACCGTCTCAATTCTGCAGCTGCAACCCGTAATGATCTGCCCTAACTACCTCACAACCGGCGCGATATCTGCCAGGTAATGGCTAGACATATCGGTGCAGAATGTCAACCGTCTAGCCTCTTGAATCGTTATCTAATCGTTACCTAACTTTATGCGCCATCTTGCCTATACCGTACAGGATGGTATAAGTTTATCCCGTGGGCACAAGCTCACACACTAGAAAAGAGGCTAGGAATGAAAGATTTACTAATGCAAGAAGAATCAATACGTTATACAACACAAGGTGATTATGCCTGCAGTTATTGTGGCTATATCATCCCAACGCGTAAGACTTCACGTAATACTTATGATCTGCAAGAATGGTGCAGTGCGGAAGTTGCGGGAATGTTCTGCAGTGAATCTCACGCTATAGCTGCCACTAATGACTTAAACTATCAAGCACGATTTTCTTTCAAGAATGGAGACAATAACTAATGACTACAACTATCTCACGCAAGCAACTAGCGCAGATTGAAAAGGAAGAATCTATCGCACGCCTGCAGAAGTTATTCGCAGGCGATAACAACCCAACCATCCACACTATCTTGCGCCACGTAAGCGCTAGTGGAATGACTAGAGATATCTCTCTTGTCTATGTAAAAGATGGGCAACTATACAATGTCACCTATAGCGCAGCCCTGGCGCTAGGTTGGCCATTAAGTGAGCGCAGCGGATACCGTGCGATCCGTGTTGGTGGCGCAGGGATGGATATGGGATTCCACCTCGTCTATACCCTTTCAAGCGTGCTATTCCGTAACTCAACCGATAGCGACGCAGGCTACGTACTCAAGCAAGAATGGCTATAAAGATGATGACAACCCTTGCAGAATTGGCAGGCGGCCTCTTAGGATTAGCCTTGCAGCTTGTGGCCTTGTTGGTTATCGTCGAGGCTAGTTGGTACGTAATCGCTAAACTTACAGGAAAGGAATACTAAAATGCGCGAAAGATTAGATCTCAATATATACAAGGATGGAAACAATATCCTAGGCAACTTCTACCGTGTGAGCGCCTGGCGTGGTAATAGTTACCTAGGCGAGAAGATATTCGCAGGCTATACACGCGCAGAATCCTTGCGCCTAGCGCGCCAGGTAATCCGTGAGCGTGGAGAATTGTTCGCTTAGTTGCGTACTATCATCTTCTGCCTATACGGTAGAGGATGGTAGTCTGTACCTAATGCTTAGGGCAGAAGAAAAGGAAGAGGAAGATGGCAACACTAGAAAAAAGTAAGTATGAACTATCTACAAGCTGCGAATGTCGCTATTGCGACGCCTGCGGATTGGGTACAGAATCTGTAACCTGCGACGAATGCCAGGCGGAAACAACCCCTACCGATTGGTGCGATGGTGCTTGTTCAGAATATAAGCGCGATTGGTTTGAGGAAGACGTGGAGCGATTCCTTAGCCACCACAACAACCCTTCACAGGTAACGATTGCCGGCAAGCATATCGGATGGCAGCGTCTCCACGGATATAAGGAAGTCAATGCAGATCATAAAAGTATTTTTGCTGCGCTTACCTTTTCCGGCGATTGGACATTAGCTATCGAATGCGATGGGGAGACTTTCAAGATTACACGATATTCACACGATGAGCCTACAGGTGCCACCTTTTGGCTAGTGCCTAGCGATGGAGAGGAAGAAGAAGAATGAAGTGTAAGCAATGCGACGATAATATCGTCGTGGATGGGCAAGGTTGCGATAAGTGTGGCAATGAATTTTGCGGAGCTTGTTGCGAATGGGATAATACAACCCTGTGCGGGGATCATCTAGTACCTATTACAGAATGCGAGTGTGAGATATGAGCCAGGAAAGTATGCAAGAGACGATGGAGAGAGAGATGGCGGAGGCTATGGCTATGATGATTCGTGCAAATCGCGCCATAGATAGGCTATTTAACACGGAAGAGAGAGAGGAAGAAGATGAGGCTAATTAAAGGTGATATACCAAATTCTGCAGAAGTTTATTTTCAGTCTTTTCATCCTAAGACGTCTAGCCTTAACCTCTTCTATGAGGTAGTCGAGGGAGATGGCGAGACGCGATGGGGAGGAGAATCCCCTATTGAGGCTATTCAATGGTACAAATCTGCGCCAGTTGGTACAAGAATCCTTGTCTCCGGTTGGGAGAGTGACGATATAGACGCTCAGCCTGTAGGGCAACCTCTTGATCTTACAGACTTTATAGCTGCGGTGAGAGGTGGCTGGCTATGAGTGAGGAAGACGTACAACTATGTGAAGATTGCGGAAGAGGTGGAGAAGAGAATCTCTATTGTCCCGAATGCGAAACCTGGCTACCTACAGGTTGTCCCCAATGCGGATATTGCTCCGTCTGCCAAAAATCGTACACGTCTTTAGACTTTCACGACTACAGGGGGAGATAATGTACTGGCTAGTAATGGTAACTATCTTACTGATAGGATATGCAATGATCACGAGAGGGAGAGAATGAACGATACGGAAGTTCAACTAAGAGAGAAAATTGCAAAAGAAATTGAAGGTTGGACGGTAACTATTGCTACTCTTGAAGGTGGTATAAAAGTTCATCCACCTTGCTGGAAATGTGGCACTGAACCACTTACTCAATCTTGCATAGATCAACGTACGCACGAAATGAAAAGCGCGTTTAAGTTTGCTGCTAAAATTGCTAGGGGGAGAGAATGAACGAAAAGAGGATGAAGGCTGCCGCTAATCAAGCGGTTCAGTACAGAAATTACAGACGAGCGCGAGAGAGAGCGCTTGTGCGGTTGGCTAACGCCTACCCCGAGACTTACAAGGAATTGTTGGAACAGGAGAAGGCGAACGATGAACAACTGGGTAAGAAATGGCTTGATATTAACGGGACTACTACTGCTAGTGAGCTGGGTCTACGACCCGATACCACCGCTAAACACGATAGCCAAACCAGTAATCAGCGCGAGAACGAAGGCAACAATGGAGGAGAAGCGTGAGAATAAACGAATCGCAAGAGAATATAGTCGCGCTCTCGGCTATACGAAGAGAGAGACATCGTGCCTTATCACCCTATGGACCCGTGAAAGCAGGTTTGACCACCTTGCTAAACCAAGAGATCGTAAAGGAAGACCCACTAGCACAGCTTACGGAATTGCTCAGCTCCTTGGAGAGCATAGTTCAAGACCTGAACTACAAATCCTTCACGGTATACGATACATTGAACACCGCTATCGAGGATCTGCGTGCCGCGCTCTCGCCCATCACAGAAGAGGGTGGTACTGATGAGTGATCTAACAGGCGTATCATTATTTGCTGGCATAGGAGGCTTTGACCTTGCTATGCAACGCCAGGGAGTGAAAGTTGTAGCCTCGGTGGAGATAGATAAAAACTGTAATAAAGTATTAGCGAAACACTTTCCTAATACAAAACAATTTAACGATATAACAACTGTAAAGGGGAGTGATTTAATTGGAGCAGGTTTCGTACCGAGCAGAGGCATTATTACAGGAGGATTTCCCTGCCAAGATCTGTCTGTCGCTGGGAAAAGGGCTGGTCTTGCTGGCGCGAGAAGCGGGTTATTCTGGGAAGCTGCAAGACTTGTGGAAGAAACGAAAAGCAACTGGTTCATCATCGAAAATGTCCCTGGTCTCCTTACCTCTAACAACGGAGGAGACTTTGCTGTTGTACTCAGCACGATGGCAGACCTCGGGTATTCTATTGCCTGGCGGGTGCTTGATGCTCAATACTTTGGAGTACCCCAGCGCAGGAAGCGTGTCTTCATCGTTGGCCAACGTAATCCATACTCAACCGGTCCAGCAGAAGTATTATTTAACAGTTCCCGCGGCAGAGGGAGTCTTACGCAGGAGCAATCGTCACGGCAAGAAGTTGCCGGACTTGTTACAGAAAGCGTTTGAAAATGTGGTACGTCAAAAGCCGGAGAGCGCAGACTAATGAAGACTATGAGACCTGGGTCGAGGGAGGAGTGTGTCCTACATTGAACGCATTTGATAACACAGCTGAAACAAGAGCAACTGTTCTGATCTTTGAAGCTACTCGTGTTGATGATACAAGGTTCTATGATAAGTATTCACCAACAGTGGCAACTTATTGGGGAACTGGGGGAGCAAGAGTTCCTTATGTTGTCAAGCCTGAAGTACCTATTAGAAGGCTAACTCCAGTAGAGTGCGAAAGATTGCAAGGATTTCCTGATGATTGGACTGCTGAGTGTTCTGATTCAACACGCTATCGCCAGGTAGGAAATGCAGTTGCTATTCCTGTGGTTGAATGGATCATTGGCAATATCTGTGATATAGTCTGACTCGCCCTCCTCTAGTAAGCCCACCGGAGTTTACCTCTTTCGCCGGTGGGTTTACTTCTTTCTAATCCACACCTGATGGTTCTTAGCCAGTAATTCATAGTCGCCCTGATGACGGTGAAGGAAGAGGTCGATGCCCACCTGCGGTGCAAGGCGAGGATCACCTGTATGGTGTGCCCACGTGTAATCATCAAAGGCCATAATGCCACCCGACTTAAGCAATGGCCACGATAGTTCAGCATCAAGTATGACACCGACAGTTGTATGGTCTGCGTCTATGTAGATAAAGTCATATCCTTCGGGAAATATATTTCTTACCCGCATAAGAAACTCATCAGTTCTTATCTGAACGGGAGTAATAGGTAAGTCTTTAATTCTGTTGGAGTAGGTAACATAGACATCGTCAAAGTCCATAGACTTATGATCAAGTTCATCGCTACCTTCCCACGTATCTACATCAGTAAGGTAACTGCCGTTGCCAGTAAGGATATTCTCAGCTAACCATACGCTGGCGTCTCCAGTAAATACACCAAGCTGCAAGAACTTTAAGTTATCTTGCCCTGCTAGTGGAGTAAGGAACTCCTCAAAGTTAGCACGCACATACTCAAACCAATTAGGATACTCAGCCACGCTTGTTATCCGTACTATAGAAACCAGGTGCATTAAAAAGTACAGTGGGAGCAGACCACTTGCGTCTGAACTCTGTATGACAGTTGTCGCAAATGTATGTCTCTTCTGGGTCGGTTATCTTGCGCTCGATAGAGCGAACATCACCGCACCCTGGGCACTCGTAGTCGTATGTCATATTAAATCCTCTAAGTATTCTTCGTTTTCAATAGTAAGGCCTTGCATAAGCCATTCTAATTCACGATAGACGCCTTCTCTAGCTTTTTGCCAATCGCTGTCACGCCTGATGGGTACATCATTTTCTATCTGTTCTATCTGTTTGCGTATATGTCGCAATATAAAAAGATAGTCCCTAGTAAGGTCTTGCTTGAATGTAGTACGTATACTCATAGCTTGATTGCCTCCTCTGTATCAAGAAATCCTACTACCTTTTCAACTGTCTGCTTGTTATCAAACTCTGTAGTTGCTGGCATCTCACGCACAAACCAGTAAGGCTCATCTATCTCTGTCAGATCAAAGGAGTAGATACCAAGCGGTGTGCTGTTGATATAGAAGGGCAGAAGGTCACGGTGATAGGCCTGCTCTATCAGCTTGCGGTACTTCATCTGCTCTATAAGTA